TCTTTCTAAGGCAGGGGAGCGCGGTTATATCTTATCGCAGCTTGAAGCGCATTTCGGCGGCCGCTACATTCTCTCGGAAGAATTTTTGCGGGTGTATGTTAAGGTATTGGATTTATCGGATTCCGACCGGCAATGGGTGCAGCAATTCCTTGATGAGCTATTAAACCCCGTTATCACGCTGACTGTTGCCGAATGGTTTAAATACGTTGAGCGTATTTCGGTAGATGAGAGGCAAACGACGACGGTACGAAAGGACGGCATTGATATCTATCCTTTTGACTGTTTGCGATATGACGGCCGGTTTTTATGCGATCAAGGAGAAGAAATCCTGTGCGATGGAAAGCGAATATGCTCAGGCTTATTTCCATGCGTACGGTTTGTGTATAAGCGCGGAACGGTATTTGATGAGTATAAAAAAAGTATTTTTGCCGACGGTACATTCCGCTGTACCGGAGAATGGGATTGTTCAGGCTATGAACGTATTCAGGCAGAGAGCGCGTTAAGAGACCCGATAATGCCGAGAGGCAAGGCAGAAGCTTTAACCGTCAATCTTACTATGGAAGCTTTTCAAGATACGGCAACGCCGAGTGACGGTGTAATGGTATTACAAATAAAGCGGCCGCTTACGTGCAACGGCTCATATAGCCCTTATTGTGCGCTTGCAGACGGCTCATGGAATTGTTCGGGAACGTATAGCGGATTTGACGGACGGTATTATCGGGATGAAATCATCGAGGAGGTTTTATGAAGCTGACGATACAAGAGACGGCCGGAATACAAGGCGTATTCCTGTTAAATGTATGGAAAAAAGGAAAGCTGATTGAAACGTATGAGGATCATAACCTCATTGTTTCGGGGGCAAAAGAAGCGTTGACAAAACTGCTTGCAGGGCAAGGAGTAGGAAAGAATTTGACAAGCATCGGCTTTGGAACGAACGGGAACGTACCGCTTCCTGAAGATACGGCGTTAAAAGATGCGTTTGTAAAGGATGTGACCAAGATAAGTTTTCCGAGTGCTGGGCAAGTTGAATTTTCATGGGATTTACTGACGACGGAAGCGAACGGTAAAGAAATTATTGAATTCGGTCTTTTGCTACAGGACGGAACGCTCTTTTCCCGAAAGACACGAGCACGTCCGATTAGTAAAGATTCTGACATTGCGCTTGAAGGGCAATGGGTAATTATTTTTTAAAGGAGCTTTTATGGCAAATTTAACGATTATTAAACAGTGGCCTACAGGGATTAGACGGGTTGAAACGACCGATCCGTGGGTAGGCGGTGAAGACGGGACGGCAAATATTCAGGCAAAGCAGATAGGCGGGGCTTTAGCGTACTTGAAAGATTTTGCCGATGAGGTACAAGCTGCGCGAGGAGCTGAAACATCGCTTTCGGCGCGGATTGAAAAACGAGGAGTAGATGCGCAAAACATTCTTTCAAAGTTTGCCTACATTGAAACGGTTCCGGTTGCCGCTTCCGTCGAGTCTATTGACGTAGTGAAAGGCGGACTTCTTGTTATTGACGGAATTAAAACAAAAGCAGGGGAAGTCGTTTTCTTAAAAGACCAAAGCGATAAAAAGCAAAACGGCTTTTGGGAAGTGCAGACCGGAGCATGGAACCGCGCAGCAGGATACACAGCCGCCGATACGGATTGTTTTACCTATAAGCTGATAACGATTGATGCAGGAAATACTAATAAGGGCAGGATATATTTTCTTGACGATGATTCTTATCGGATAGATGCCGATAATTTAGTATTCAAAGAAGCAGCTTTTTCGTATGAAGCGCAGCCGGGCAAAGCGGTAATACGGGATAGAGCCGGTACCATTAAAGATGTGGAAAAGCTGATAGAAGATAACGGAGCAAGTCTTTCCGCTCTGGTTGATGAAAGTAAGTGCCGTAATCTTTTAGATGTATTCGGTATTCGCGCTGTCCATTCCGACGAGCCTGCAACGCTTGAGGAAATAAAAAAAGCAATGGCCATATTGCATAAAAAAATCAATGCGAATGGCAGTTCTGACTTTTCAGGATTACGGCTCGGCGATTACCTTGACTTACCGGAATTGAATGACGGGGAGACAACGTATAAATGGAACGGAGAATACAAAAATTTGCGCATAATGATTTCGGCTTTTAATGTGTATAAAAACGCAGGATATCCTGAAAATGAGAAAAACCATATTGTCTTTACATTCAGAAACTGCGTATTAACACGGCCGATGAACGATAGTAATGCGAACGCAGGTGGCTATTCGCCGAGTAAGTTAGCGTCCTATCTTGACGGTGGGTTTAAAACGGGGTTAGAAGCGGTGCTTGGAAATATCTTGTATGCTGTGCCGAGAGTATTATCGATAAAAGGCAGCTGGGAATGGAAAACGCATACGGTGTTTTTGCCGACAGAGCGGGAAGTATGGGGAACTACCGTATGGGGTGAAAGAACGTGGGACGGCGGATTTCAAGCGCAGTACCCGATATTTAGAGATAGCGTCTTGTATAAAGTGAAACGGCATAACGGCAGTAGAATGTGGTGGTGGCATGCATCTCCGACAGAGGCGAATGCGACTGCTTTTTGCGCTTGTAGCGGCGATGGTATTGCCGACAATTACGATGCTGGTGGTAGTGGCGGCGTTGCCCCCGCTTTCTGTGTTGCGTAGCAACATACGATCTTGCAATCTCCGCCCCTTTATGGGGCGGAAAGAAAAGATAAGTGAATTGACAAAACGTTGCTCAGGCGTCAGCCTGAGTCGAAAAAAATTTGGATTTTAGGAGGTGTTTTTTTAACGATGAGCGTTCTTAAAAATAAGCGTGGGTTATCAAAATTGGAATTTTATCATACAGCCCGAAAATTAAGAAAAGAGTTGATAGAGCTTCTGAGACGGGACTTCGGCATACACAGTAGAGGAAATGCAAAAAAAATAGATGCTTCTTTGCCGTGCGATTATTACGACGATGATATGAAAGATTTTTCTTCCAATATTAGAACGCTTTTAAGAGACCTCATCTGGAACATTACGGCCGCAAATACGATTTATGCGACAACAAAAGAAGAACTGCGGATACGGCGAAACTATCAAAATGCGGCAATTATCAATTGCCAACAGCTTTTACAGGAGCTTCAGTTTTGTGAAGATGCCTTACCGATAAAGGCTTCAAAGTTATTACCGTTCGTTGAGACTATCGGTTTTGAAATAACGCTCTTAAAAGGATGGCGCAAGTCGGACAATAAAATTGCCGAAAAATTAAACGGTATATAGGGTACTTTCTGTTTTGCGACTGCTTTTTGCGCTTGTAACAACAATGGTAATGCCAACAATAACAATGCTGGTGGTAGTGGCGGCGTTGCCCCCGATTCCGTGAGGCAGTACACGGTAGGTTCTTTTACGAACCGAACTGCCGGACACAGAAGGAGATATGTACCCTGCGGGCTGCCATTTTAAGGCCCCCGCAAATTGTAATCTTGACACGAGCGGGCGGACGCGGACGGGAAACCGTTCATGCATGGCTTTTATAAAGACGGTAAAAAGTTTCATGCCCGTACTCGTTATGCGGCATATACCGTCAAACGGCTTAAAAAAAGCCGTATGCCGTGCAAGGTTTTTCACTAAGAAAGTCAGGAGCTTTTATAATATGAGCGATAAAAGACATAAAGCACGGGAGGAACGAAGAAAACAAAAACGGGCCGAAAAACGAGAGGCGAAGATTGGAAGATTTGATGATTTTAATCAAGTGATAAATCCCGATAACCTGTGCGCTGCTTTTAAGAAATCGCGCCGTGAAGTAGCGTGGAAAGAAAGCGTTCAGCGATATGAAGCAAATCTTCTTATGAATATTTTTGCAACAAGGGAAAAACTTTTAGCCGGTAAAAGCGTCCATAAAGGTTTTAAAGAATTTATTTTGCATGAACGCGGTAAAATACGGCATATAAGAAGTATTCATATATCGGAGCGGGTGGTACAAAAATGCCTTGCATCAAATGTACTTATTCCTATTCTTGGCCGCTCTCTTATTTATGATAATGGCGCTTCAATTAAGGGAAAGGGTATTCATTTTGCACTAAAGCGATTGATAGAGCACTTGCGCAGATTTTATAGAAAAAACGGCAATTCAAATGCCGGTTATGCTTTGAGTATTGATTTTTCAAAGTTCTTTGACAATATCGACCATCAAATACTGCTATCGATGCTGAAAAAGCAGATTAAAGATGTGAGGATTCTTGCCTTACTGGAAAGTTTTGTATCGGTATTCGGGAACGGAAAATCGCTTGGTCTTGGCAGTGAAATTTCGCAAATGTGCGCTCTTTATTATCCGAATGTCCTTGACCATTTTATTAAAGAAAAGCTCAAGGTAAAATATTACGGCCGCTATATGGATGATATGTATTTAATCCATGCCGATAAAGCGTTTTTACAGCATTGTTTGTATGAAATTAAGCGCATCTGCAGTACGCTTCATATTACGATAAATGAAAAAAAGACAAGAATAATAAAGCTTTCTCAAGGCATTATGTTCTTAAAAGGAAGATATATTTTGTCCCCGCAAGGGAAAATTATCAAACTGCCTGATAAAAGTTCGACGGTAAGAATGCGCCGGAAACTGAAAAAATTTAGACGTTTACTTGATGATGGGAAGATGAGCTACCTTGATGTACGTACTGCCTATCAGTCGTGGCGCGGTAATTATAAAAAGCGTTTTAACGCTTACTACCGAGTCCGTAACATGGATAGCGTATATAATTCAGTTATATTACAGAATACATTTTAACGGGAGGTTAAATCTATGGTGTATTTGGCAAAAAAAGGGAATGAGGTCATCCATCACACCAGCAAACAAGCGATGCTGGAGATGGACGGGATTGCAAAAGCTGATATGGAAATCAGCGATGAGGAGTTTGAAAAGGCGGGCTGTCTTGCGCGGCTTGTCGATGGTAAAATCGTTATCGGTAAAACGAAAGCCGAATTGAAAGCTGAAACAACCGCTGAACGTATCAGCTTTCTTAAAGCGCAATTAGCAGAAACCGATTATATTGCCGCTAAAATTGCCGAAGGCTCTGCAACGGCTGCCGACTATGCTGAAAAAATTGCACAGCGCAAGGCGTGGCGGAAAGAAATCAGCGAGCTTGAAAGCGCATAAAAGCGCACGTTAAACGCAATAAAAACGGTATCTTTATTTGTTAAGGATACCGTAAAAAACGGGCAAAAACCCGGAGTTACCACC